GAAGCTCTACGGCTTTGAGATTAACTCTCGGCAGATGGCTTGGTGGCGGTGGAAGATGGCAGAAGGTATCAAGGACGATGCCCTGATGTATCAAGAGTTTCCACCCACTGAGGACTATGCCTTTGTGATGACAGGTTCCTCTTTCTTCTCGCACACACGGTGTACGGAAGCTGCCAAGAAGAGTAAGACTACAGAATGTGATTACTACAGATATGCTTTCGGACAACTCTTCCAAGATACAGAGGTTCTTAAATCTACTGAGAGACTCGGTACTCTCAAGGTATGGGAAGAGCCTATTGATTCTGCTTACTACGTTATTGGTGCTGACCCCGCTTATGGTAGTTCTGATTGGGCAGATAGATTCTGTATCCAAGTCTACAGATGCTACGCAGATGGGCTTGACCAAGTTGCTGAGTTTGCCACCTCGGAATTAAACACCTACCAGTTTGCGTGGGTTATCGCCCACCTTGCTGGCGCATACAAGAACTCAACCCTTAACCTTGAAGTTAACGGGCCAGGTCAGGCCGTGATTAACGAGTTGCGGAACTTGAAACGCTTGGCAACCTCTATGGGCGGGGCTACAGGGCGGGACTTGATGGATGTACTGGGTAGCATGACCAACTACATCTGGAGGCGTAACGACACCCTTGGAGGCCTCTCCAACAGTATTGGTTACCTCACCACTGCCAACAGTAAAGAACGCATGTTGCAGTACATGAAAGACTATTTTGAGCGGGGCATGATGGGCATTCTCAGCATGGATACCCTAGAAGAGATGAAAGGTATCGTGCGAGAAGGTGGTTTCTTGGGCGCACCTGGTCGTGGTAAAGATGACCGTGTGATTGCCTCTGCCCTTGCTGCCGTTGCTTATGCCGAACAGATTCAGCCTCGCTTGATAGCTCACAAACTGTCACGACATGTCAGTGAAGCTCAAGAATCCTACAGCCCTGAACAAATCGCTGTAGGAAGAAACGTCAGTGACTACCTCAAACGCATCGGAATGTACGGACAATGAACCACAGCCAACTTACAATCGTGTCTATCTACGGACACAACAACGGAGCCTCTGCCCTGCCCTCCATCGTCAGGTCTGTGCGGGAGTTGCCAGGTAGCCGTGGGTTGCTCATCTCTGTTGAAAAGCCAGAGAACATGCCAGAAGGCGTAGAGTGGAAGCGTTGCCACCCCATAGATTACTTAGGGTATTCCCTGTTTACCATGCACAGTCTGTATTCGTACATAGAAACAGACTTCTGCCTGATTGTCCAAGATGACGGTTGGGTGCTTAACGGAAATAACTTTAAACCTGAATACTATGACTATGACTACATAGGCGCACCTTCACACTGCGCTTTTGGTGACGGTCACCTGTACCTGAAGTTTGCGTGGACACAAGCCACAGAGCCTGTTTCTGTTGTTCAGAATGGTGGGTTTTCCCTACGTAGCAAGCGTTTCCTAGAAGCCTGTAACAAGCACGGCATCATGCACCTGAACAGCAACGAGATACACGGCTGGAATGAAGATGCTCAGTTGTCTGCCATTCTGAAGCCCGTCCTTGAAGGTTATGGGTACAAATATTGTCCTATCGACATTGCCAAACATTTCAGTATTGAGTATGTCGGGCTTGGATTCCACGAAGATGACTTTGATTTCGGGACTTTGTTGGGTCACCACGCCCAGACAAGGAAGCTGGTGACGGATAACCACATCGTTGTCCCTGCCGACCCCCGTTTCAGCCACGGTGAAATGAAGTTTATGACCTGGATGGAAAGCCAAGGCTACACAGCGGAGTACAAATATGACCCCTCTATCCAAGCGTGAACTCACCCAACACATGCAGCGGTTCTACGCTGACAAGGAAAGAGGCATCTCTATCGCCCTTTTCTGCGAACTTGCGGGTATAAGTCACGGTCATTTCCACGATGTTTTCATCTACAACACAGAACCACTGACCGCCAGAGTGCAAACAAGGGTCAGTAAAGCCTACCAACAGTGGAAAGCAGGGAATGTAAAGATTATGAAAAGGCGGGATAACACCCGCTATGTGGACTACAGGAAAGAATCTCAGCCCGTTTACATGCCAAAAATGGGGTTACAAGTCACCTCTGACGGCATAAAAATCAAGGTTGGGATGACAAACAGGCACGATTACAGCGAAATTTCACTTGACGAAGCACTAAGGGGGTAAAAATGGGTATTTTGAGAGACTATTACTGCACAAACCACGGTATTTTTGAGGCTTGGGAGCCTACATGCCCTATGAAGAACTGCAAAGGGGAATTATCCGTAGTTCACCTCAAACCTGTGGGCACAAGGTCACCAAAAACGTCTGCAACCGACAATAACTTGAAACAACTGGCTATTGAGTACGACATGACGGACATCAAGTCCACAAAAGCTGGTGAACACCAGACTGGCTACATGAAACGTAAGAATAAGCTGACAGACAAGCAGTTTGCCGAGGCTACAGACGCTATGCAAGCCCAAAACCAGCAACAACAGAAGCAAACCCGCCCTGGTGACTCCGTAATCTGGGGTGGCGGGTCAAATATCAGCATGAAATCCGTGCTAGGTGGACAATTTAAGTCTGTTAACGGAGAATCTGTGGGCATAAATCCAAAAGCTGCGGGAGACTTGCAAGGCCCAAGAGCCGCCAGCTACATGGCAGACCATGAAAACTTACAGGTGAGAAAATGAGAATACCTAAAGAGCCGATTGCTAGAGAACAGTTCTATCTCGACTTGATAGAAAAATGTCTCGTCAGCCGTGAGCAACGTAAAGTCGATTACTCATCCTTACGTAGCTACTACCTGTTTGGTAACGCTCCTGATGACGTACCCGCCATCTACAACAAGATTTATCCGCACATTGACCAACTGACCTCGTTCCTGTACTCAGCAGAAACCACCAAGTTCTCTATCCACACGGGTGCGGCTGTCTCCGAGGACGAGCAGATTAAGGTTCCGACTCTGAGCAAAGCTCTGAATGACGAATGGCTCAATAGTAACGCTGACCAAGTGTTCTCAACCGCAGTCACGTGGTCACTTTGCTACAACTCAACCTTTGTCAAACTCGTTATCAACAACGGCATCCACCCCTACATGGTGGAACCCGCCTGTATTGGCGTACTGCGTGAAGACAGTGCCTACACTGACAGGCAAGAAGCCCTTGTCCACTCCTACTACATCACCAAGTCCGAGTTGTTCGACAGACTCTACTCCCACCCAGACAGAGATGCCATCGTCAAACGGGTCATGTCCTCGCAGCATGAGCGTACCGAGATTGCCAGTGGCATCCAACGCATCATCCTGTCCCAAACCAACCCGACCATGTACGGTAACGTCAACCTAGACTTGTCGGGAAACCCCACCTACAAAGCCCAAGTCTCCGAAGACACCATCGAGATGATTGAACTCTGGGTGTGGAATGACGAGACCAAAGATTACCAAGTTGTAACCAAAGCCGACCCCAACGTCATCATCTATGACCGTTCTGGCGAGAGCATGTTCTTGAAAGGTGAGTTGCCTTTCATCCAAATCTGCCCCAACCCCCTGTACGACTACTACTGGGGTGCGTCCGAGGTTCAGCGTCTGGTCTACCTCCAGCAGTTACGCAACAAACGAATGACGGAAATCTTGGACTTGCTGTCCAAACAAGTCAGCCCACCTACCGCCCTGATTGGCTTTACAGGCATTTTGGATGAGAAGAACTTTGCTCTCAACCGTGCTGGTGGCTTGCTAGCAACCGACATGCCAAACGCTAAAGTCGAGAAGTTAGCACCAACTATTCCACCTGATTTATTCCGTGAGATTGGTGAAGTTGACCTGATGTTTGAAGAGGCATCTGGTATCGTCAGCGTCTTGCAAGGCCGTGGTGAAGCAGGTGTCCGTTCTTCTGGTCACGCTTCCCAACTTGCCCGTCTGGGTTCTAGCCGAGCCAAGAAACGTGCCCTTGTTATTGAAGACAGCCTAGAAAAGATGGCTACCCTGTACCTGAAATGTATGCAGGTCTACGATAACACCCACTACACAGACGCACTTGGACTGAAATTCATTGCCGACCAGTTTACCCGTGACTTTGTGGTGAAGGTGGATGCCCATTCAAATTCACCCATCTTTATGGAAGACAGCCGCAAGATGGCGTTTGAGTTGTTCCAAGCTGGCGTAATCGACAAAGAGTCCTTGCTTGACATGATTGAGCCGCCAATGAAACAATTGTTGTTAGATAGACTCAAAAAAGCAGAAGAAAAGCAAGAAGCTCAACAGGCTATGCAGCAGCAAATGCAACAAATGCAACCTCCAAAGGCAGAAGGTAAACCAGACTTGAAAAAGGTGGGATGATGGCTCCAAACACAACTGGCATGACACAGCCTACGGCTGACCAACCACGGGTAGACACTGCCTCCTTGAAAAGGAATGAAGCACCACCCAACTTGACAATGCGTCAAACAGGGTATAAAACCTCCTACGGAAGGAGTCAACGTGACTCTAACCGCAAACAATATGGGAGTTCAAGATGAACATGAAGACAAAAAGCTCACGTAAGTGCCGCCGTTGATTCAAGATTTCCGCAAGGAAAGGGTGTGGCTGCCTCCCCTTTGAGGTGGCCTTGTAAAAGGAAATATCATGATGTACGGAAAAGCAAAAATGGCTCCAAAAATGGCTCGTATGGGACGCAAAGCCCGTAAAGGTCGTAAGTAATGTCTACAGAGGGCTGACAAAAAATGCCCTCTACCTATTGACAAAATGTTTGTAAGTGGTTACAAACACGGCAAGGAGTGATTATGAGTGTTCCACCAGATAAGTTGATGGAGTTAATGCGAGGCAGCCAAGCGGCTGCAGGCGCACCCACCCCTAATGAGATGCCAGAAGAAATGGATGCAGAAGCTCCTGAAGCTCCTCCAATGGCTTCTCCCATGTCCACTCCAGAACCCAAGATGGGAAATAAGGAAGCTGCACTTATTAACATAAGTATGGCTATTGATTTGCTTGAGCAATCCCTTCCCGCTTTTGGCTCCGTTTCAGAAGAGGGTAAGAAAACCCTCAACGCTATTCGGGCACTTAGCGGTTTGATTGGTCAGAAAAAAGGCAAAACTGACGAATTACAGCAATCTGAAATTCTCCAGTTACTGCAAACCTTGCCACAGGCGGGTGGTGCTACCCCTGAAGGCAGAGCAATGGCTCAAGCACCTATCCCTGGTATGCCTCCCGCTGGCGGTATGCCTCCCCCTCCCCCAATGTAAGGAACCAAAATGGAACTCTTCAAACCACGTGGCGCAGCAGCACCTCGCAAACCAACTGACAACAACCAACAAAATGGCGTTGTCACCAACACCCCCCGTTTTTCTCAGTTTGGTGGCTTGAGTGCCCCCAATAAACTGAACAAGTCCAGCATGGCTGTCCAAAAGCCAGGCGATGGCAAGCGTGTAATTTAATCGTATAAAGAGGGTAACTTTATGTCACTAGAAAATCTGTCCTTAGAAGCCCGTGATGAGTTGGCGGCACTTGCACAAACTCTTGCGGAAAACCCAGAAACTCGCAAAGACTTCTTGCGTATGACCAAGCGGGTCAAGCCTGACCTTCCTATCCCTGAACTTGACATTGAAGATTACACACACCGTGCGGTCAGCCGCTCGGAAGACCGTGTGCAAGCCTTGGAAGCTAAGTTGCGGGAAAAAGAAGCGATTGAAGAACTGCAAAAACGCCGTCAGTCTTTGATGAAAAAGGGTTTGATTTCTAACGAATCTGAAGTCGGTGATGTAGAAAAAATCATGTTGGAGCGTGGTATCACTAACCACGAAACAGCGGCTGAGTACCATCAGTGGATGAAACAGGCAGCAGTGCCTACTTCAACTGGATACAACCCAAGTGCTGTCAAGCAATTTGACTTGAACAAGTATTGGAAGAATCCAGCCGCCGCTGCACGGAATGAGGCTATGAATGCACTCAATGACCTGCGGAAACCGCAACGTCCTATTGGGTTGTAAGAG